CTGAAGTAGAAGCCCAAGTACTTACTAGCCTCTTTGATATTTCTCTTGAAATAAACTCAGATTCATTAATCCACACAAGTTCTTGAGTTACATAATTACGACCGTTAGCAGACTTTACGATCCAATTATAAAGCTGTTGGTCCTTACCGGTTTTATAATATTTAGCTTTCGGTCCTGCTATACTATTACGGAAATCAATTAATTCGTCTAAAGAAAATTTCTTTCTTAACTCAGCACCAAGTGCCTTCTCGATTTGAATCTTATTATAAATTGCAGCATCATTACTATTTAAGCCAAGAGCTTTGCCTTCACTCTTCAACCATTTGCCTGCTATGTTTGCTTCTTTGTTTGATAGTCCAAGCTCACTTACAGAAGTTATTTCTTTTGTGACTGGAATTGGTTGCGGTGCTGGTGCTGGCTTCGGCTTCGGCTTCGGCTTCGGCTTCGGCTTCGGAACCTTAACATTCTTCGGCGCCGGTGTTAACTTAGGAGTTGGTAAAGGAATCTCAGCAGGTGGTGGTGCAGGAGGAGTAACCTTAAGCTTAGGAGGTTTAGCCGGCTGAAGTTTAGTAATCTCTGGCTGCTTATCTTTTTCAGCGTCAGTCTTATCAGTCTTATCAGTTAGACCAACGGCACAACGACATTGAGGGTGAAGTGGCGGACCTATTACATTGCCAAGATCAGACTCAAAGAATTCAGTCAATCCTCTGATTTGTCCTTCCAACGGTTCACAAGATTCACAAAGTCTATCATCAGGCGTAACTATCCATTCTCTCTTTGCGCTACTCTCTAATAATCCATCTTCAACTGCTTGCAACCATAATTGTCTTTGACCTTCATTGGCTGCTGCTATTGTTTCTGTTCTAGCTATCATTAACGCTCGGTAGTTAAGAGAGCGAGTGGAATACTTATCAACAATAGAAAGAATCTTTTCCTTTGATAGCCCACCTTCAGGAATATTGATTATTGATTTCCCTACTTTAACAATGCCTTTTGTTTTAGCATTAGACAATTTTAAAAAAGCACCACCTACTGCACCAGTTTGATCTTTAGTCAAACCTATATGAGCTCGGATAAGTCGAGCGGCAGACCGAGGTGGAATACCTTTTTGAAAGGAGGTATACATGATCTCTCTTATTGCTTTTCTATTGTCTGAATCAATATCCTTAATTAATGTCGATGATTTATATCTTGCCCAAAGTAAAGCCTTAGGGTTACTCTTATCAAAATTTAATATGACCTTCGCTGTTCTATAATCTCCTTGATCCTTTGCTGTCATCGCTGTCCGCTGACCAGCATCAATCAAAGTCTTTAACAAAGCATCAGGTATAGTCTCCGACAATTCATCACTAAGAGTCTTCATAGACTCTTGAATCAAAGTCTCAATAAGCTCTTTATCATTTTCCCTAAGAGCAGTCTCATAATCTTTAAGCTGGAACTTACTCTTTGCTTTGAGAACTGCTTTCTCAAATGCTAATGTAAACTGCCGTCTGTTTTTATCGGCAGCTCGATGGACATCTGCCCATGGTTCTTTTGTTTTTTTCCTGCCGCAACCAACGGCTCCTCTTCGTTAGGTTCCTCAACTACCTCTTCCTCTTCTTCAATAGGTTCATCAACAATTTCCTCTAACATCGGCAGCTGAAGAATTCTATCTCTTATCTCAGCACCTGTGATAACAGTCTCACCAATCTTTTTATTTAAGCCGGCTAACTTATCTGCTACTCCTGCTTTTTCCTCATCATTAAGATTCTGGATTTGTGGCCAACGGACTTCATACTCAATAGGAGCAGGGAGTGCTCCATACTGAATGAGTCTATCAACGAATGGTCTTATAATTTGAGGCTCAGCATATTGCTCTCTTCTATCATCAATACGCTCATGCCAATTTGTTCTATCTTGTGTTGATGCTAACTCACCCATCTCAGAGCCAACAAGAATTCTCTTAGGAATTCCTGTACTTCCAGCAATCAATGTTATGATAGCATCAACTTGATTTGCAAAGTTAGCAACATCAGAACCAAGAGCAGTAAGCTCAACCCCTCTAGTCCGCATGAATCTTCGAATGCCATGAATATATTCATCAACCTCATCACTAAGGCTGGTCATATCAGTCTCTGACATTTCAACTTCAGGAGGAACGTCTAATTGATAACCTTGATGAGCTCTCAACCAAAAAGCTTCTGACCCTGAGCCAGCAACTTTTTCTAAATCATCTAAGTTGTTCCACACTCGCTCTAACCTTGGCTCCCCATAGATTTGCTCATCAAGAATCCCATCAGCAACATGAAGTACTCTGCTCCAATGAACTAACTTAGTTCCTTGACTTAAACCTGTTGCTAATCTCTTAAATTTATATTTTAAAGGTTGACCATATCTAGGGTCAGAAGTATCATCAACTAAAGTATCAATCGATGCATCATCCTCACTAAATGGTGAGAGATAAAGAACTCCATCAATATTTCCTATATTTGGTAGTTCAGCCTCTAGATCTCCAGGAGCACCAATCAACAATACAGAATAACGACCAAGACCAGCGAGTGTGTCAGTCCTTAAAAGTGTTGACCAGATATTTAATCGTTTAGATAATTCATTCCATGCAGCTTCAAAAGTTGTTTCAGTATCTGGATCTTCATCCTCAACTAACTCAATCTTTCCTCGCCATGTTGCTTTAGGCAATGCTTCTACAACTCTTCCAGCTATTCCATTCCTTTTATAACGATCTCGATAGTCTCGTGCTACTAAGTCTTTCTTATAGCCAAGCGCAGTAAAGAGATCTCTACTACCACTAAAAGTTATGCCGGCTGAAGAAGCTAAACCTGCTCTTGATGAAAGAACAGAACCAAGGGCTCTAATCTTTTCTATCGTCCCCATGTTGCTCCCTTCATTTTCTTTGGTGGAGATGGAGGATCAAGAAAAGCAAGCATGATAGCATCAGCCTCATCTGGACTTCTACCATTCTTTAATCTTTTCTTCATCTCATCCTTTGACTCCATACCAATCTTACCGTTTGAAGTTCTCTTATATTTAAGATTTGTCAGTTGAGCAACTATCTCTTCACCCTCTGGTCCAGTAGGTAAGTCAACCAATCCTTTTTGGAACTTCTCTCTTAGCTCCCAATAACCTTCTGCTCTAAGGTTAGTAAAGCGAGTGGGATCCTTAGGCATACTTCCAACATTGATTCCTATCATCGGTTTCTTTTGTTCCTTGCCTCTATCAACTACTCCTCTACCTATTCCTATCTCATCAATCTTAGCGATAGTCGCTTTAGTTTCTTCTAAGTCAGCAATAATATTTCCGCATGTTTCCATAGTATCTGGATTTTGATCTGCCCTTATAATTCTTACTCTTCCACTATGTCTATGAGCAACGATAGATTTATCTCCGCCACCACCAACATCAACACCAAGTTCATTAATGTCTTCTGGCTTAGGCTTAATCTCATTATCTTGAGCAGCCCTTATCCATGCAATAGGGATCAGTCCACCACTTTGAGAAGAAGGAAAGTCAGCAAGAACTTTTGCTTGCCACATAGGACTATCTTCTCCCCACGATATTCTCTTCTCTTCAACCCAGACTGGACTTAGTAACACTTCTTTTAATTCTTCAGGAACATCCTCCTCAGTAAAGTTGGGGGTTACTGAGGCAGGAATTCTAATAACTTTCCAACTAGGATCATCACATACTTTTTTAAAATGACTTGTTGCATCCTCAGGATTTCCGATAGCTAGAAGTCTTGAATTCTCATTAGAGATCAAAGCATCAGCGGCTTCAAATAAACTCTCAGGTATGCCGGCTGCTTCATCAAGAATAACTAAAACAAAAGGAGCATGAATTCCTTGGAAAGCAGTTGGATTCATCTCCGATGGTTTACGACCGAAGGCAACAATCTCTTCATCACCACTCTCAACCGGTAACCACCATTCAGTTTGATTTAAATGTCCTTTGAGCTTACCAGCATTGAACGCTCTATGAAGTTCTCTCCAAAGAATTGCTTTGACTTGCGCACCAGTCGTTGCTGAGGTAACAACAAAAGCTTTGCCTGCTTCATGAATATCAATCCACCAAGCAGCTAAGCGAGCAGCAATAAAACTTTTGCCACTAGTAAAACAAGAAGGAACAGCAACATGTCTATGATTTACTACTGCTCTACAAATTTCTTTTTGTCTTGACCAAAGAAACTCTCCGAGCTTTTGTTCAACCCATGTGTCCGGTTCTTTTTCCCAAATTTGTTGGTCTAGTTGATCACAAATTTCTACAAGTGTCAACTGTTCTTCTTCAAACTCAGAAGGTTGTTTAGGTAGGTTTAATTTTTGAGTAGAAGGGACTAAGGCTTTGGCTGCTGTAACTTTTGCTCGAAGGTAAGCAGCCTCTAATTCTAAATCATGAATGCTATCAGTCATTAATGAATTGAATTGTGTTTTGAAATTTTATCAGCTAACTCCCTTGCTCTCTCAGCGAGTTCTTCGGGTGGCAAATCAGCATGGCGAGATTCACTATGATTGACTTCAACTTTATTGACTGGCTTACCAAAACGATAATACCAAAGAAGAATTTCTATGCCTGGTGGAAGTGTTCCAGTATGTGCTCGATGTTGAAGACTAGCAAAGTATTCAGGAGAGTCAACAATCTTTGCTGCAAGCTCAGCAGCCATACTCATTTTTTGCTCTCTAGCCCTAGTCTTTGCGCCAAACGGCCGGCCTAACTTCTTGCCAGTGCTAGCTACTCGCTTGCCAGAATGTGCAGGAGCCTCTGCTGTTATTCCTCTAAGAGGTTGTGGTGTACCGTCAGCGCTCATAATGGAATAATAATAGTCTATATCATTAGTAGAAGTAAACACTTATTTGAAAAAAGATTTCACTACCTACTCCGAGGGAGTAACCCTTACTATTGCAACAGCTTACCTACCTTTAGTTTAAAACTTCTCAACCTTCTCAACCTACTTTTAAAGGTTGTGAAGCTCTTATTACTAGAGAACAAAAGACTTAGCCTCCATTTTCTCAACCTTTCAACCTTTAACGTACAAGTCAGTTCAGCCGGTGAAAAAATATCCGAGGGTAGGAATTTCTATTATATTTATATATTAATTTCTTTTAAAAGGTTAAGAAGGTTAAGTAAGTAAAGAAAGTATATATAAAATCAACGACTTACACTCCTCAACCTTTTTTCATTTACTCAACCTAGGTTGAGAAGTAATCTCATTGCTCAACCTACTTCACTTAGGTAGAGTAATCACTCCACCTTCCAAACCTCGTATCTCTTTTATTTTCTTTGGCTTACTCAACCTACTCAACCTTTTCAAACCCAATCCCAGTTATTTCAGTCCAAATTCCACGACACGCCTCGAGGGAAGGAAAGTATCGATAGTAAGTCTTAATACCGTCAAACATTTCTTGTTGTTTTTTGTTAGGAGCATATTTTCTTAAAAAGAGTCCTAGCTCAGTTTGAGTTGCTTTCCTTTTTCTTTGCACACGATAGTGTATATCCGTTTGCTCAATATAATTTTCATGAAGAGAGTCAGCCGGAATTTTTTCAGGCCAGTCACCTTCATATAGATTCCCAGTCCTAAGTTTTTCAAACCACCACGTTTGAAGATAATCAAGAGTCTCAATCTTTTGTTCACTGAGTGTTTCAGTATTAGGAACAATCCTTAAATTCACATCCATCTTCCATTCAAGTAAATCATGAAGCATTGCAGCAAGCCCACCTTGCTCAAAGAGCTCTTTGTGTATAGCTCCAAACCATTTAAAATCATTCCTTCTTTTATCAGACATATCCATTGCTGCAAATCTTCTATCATCAATCCTCGTATGAACAACCCAATTTTCATTGGATGCAATCATCAAATGCATCCTATTTTTTACCATCAAAATATCAAGACCTTTCCTCTCAATGCTAAGAGTGTCTTGTGTGATCATTCTCCTTAGCGCACCAATTCCTGATCGGTCTCCAGGCCATGCAGCCTCATCAGCAAAGACAAAAATAGCATTATGGAAATGCGCATTGAATCTTCCAGTCAACTGACTAGACGAGCTCAACTCTAAAAAGTGTGGACCAAAGAGAGAGCCAAACCATTCAGCAAAGGTTGACTTACCAATCCCTTGGTCTCCTCTTAAGACAATCGCAGTGTAGCCTTGTTTCTCCGGGTGTTGAACAGTGTTAGCCATCCAAGCAAGTATATAATTATAGAGTTCTTCATCATCAGAGGTGATGACTTCTCTAATATGTTTCTTGTATAAATCCCACGAACCTTTCTTGGGCTCAACAGAAAAACCTTTCCAAAGATTATAATAAGTCAGCGGAAGTTTCCCGTCCGGGGCTAGGTCAATACCATCATAGAATCTCCGCTTAGAAGACTCAAGCCAAAGAGTCCCAAGCTTTTTTTGTTTAGGCAGACCACTATTTGTAAAGTCATAAGTTATCGGTCTAGGATATAACATTGGCATAATAGTCGGAGGAGAAAAGCGGAGGTTACCATCTTCTTTTTCTGTTATCAAAACAAGCTCACCATTTTGTTGATGGATGAGCGCATGAATTTCATTTAATCTTTCTATCTCTGAGCGTTCAAGTTCTTTAACGCCCCAAATCTTGTTTAAACTTTTTGAGAAATCTAGGCCGGCTAATTCTTTGAGAGCTCCATGAGCTTTGAGTGGTTCATCAGAGGCATGAGCATATGTTCCTTTGACAGCATTGAGTCTATCATTAACGTCTCCATCATTAGCATAGGCTCCACTGAAGTTGAAGCAAGCTATTGCCTCATCTTCAGTAAGACCGAATTGTCTTAAGGAGCCGGCCAAAGCAAGTCCCCACTCATGTCTATTTCCGGAAGGTGGATAGTGACGGGCCATC